TGTGATTCTCAAAGTTTCAGTCCTTCAACCCACGCCGCAAGCTCCTGATGTCCGACGTTGCTCTTGAAGACCTTGCCGTCCATCAGCTTTGCGCCTTTGCAACTCGGCGCAAGGCGTTCGTTCGTCTTGCCAATGTTGCTTCCGCCAGAGGTTGCAAACGGGATGATCGTCTTGCCGCTCAGGTCATAGCTCTCAAGGAACGTATTGATAATCGTCGGCGCAACATACCACCAGGTATGAGTGCAAATCCAACAATCACTGAAAACCTGTTAATTCACACGTTTTACTGTAGATTGAAGTCCCATTCCTGGAAGCGATTTTGGGATTATGATACCTTCGTGGTGTAGTCCAGAGAAATCCACCCTGCACCAGATTTCAGTTTACCCCACTTCGTTGCTCCCTGCCCAGTGCTTTCCCGCACGATGGTATAAACTCCACCGTCACGGATAGTGCCTGTCAGAGCGTAGTTCGTACCTGCACCCTTACGGATATTCAGAACCGAAGCTGTAACCTTTACTCTATACGGAGAGAATGCAGGCTTGCTCTCCGCAGGGTACACAGCATTACCCGAACCATCGAACACCTTGTATCCGGGGTTCTTGTCTGCACAGGCTTTTGCATTCGCCAGGGAAGAGAATGCACCCTTCTGGGAAGCACTATCAGCCCAGGTCTTGCGGACACGGTAAAGCATGGTGGTTACGGGCTTCTCTTCGGCAGTATTACCACCAAGACGGGCAGTAACCTTTGCCGCCAGGTCACCCATACGGGAATAGAGCCAATCACCAGGGCAAGACTTATTTGCAAACCATCTATGTACCGTCAGAACCATTTCATCAGACTTCGGACTGTACGCCAGAGTCTTGTTCTTGTCACCGAACCAGAGCAGCTTCTTTTTGCCGTTGCGCTTGCAAATGTCCACGCAGAGATTGATGAGGGAAGCGTACACAGCGTCCGTCATAGCGTAAGGGTGAGTCTTGTCGGACGCACATTCGATGGTCACGGCACGATGGTCATTCGCAGGACTGGAAGAACACCAGGAGCGGTCTTTCTCTTCTACACACAGAGAGATTCTACCGTCATAACCGATACCGTAGTTGCAGCTTGCCTGCCGGGAAGGACTGGTGAAGCAACCGCAGATACTCTCCGCAGAAAGCTGACCGACTACACAGTGCGGGGTAATACGGTCAATCGCATGATTGCGGGGACTGTTTTTGTTAGGTGAGATTTTGGTGTAGGACACCAGAGAACTGTTACTCATTTTCATTTCCTCCTTGTCATATCGGGTAAGGTCATACTTCTCAATGACAGCCATAAGGTTGTCCACATATTTCAGAGAGGTTGCATACCCGTCAGCTTTGATATTCTCAAGGTACTGTCTGGGGTCAGTCACGCCTTTCAGATTGGAGTAGGTTGAGATATTCGTAAAATCGAAATACCCGATAACACCATCTTCCATGCTTCCAAACTTGCACCATTCCATAGCGGAACTGGTGTAGGTTCCGTCTGGGTTCTGCTCACTGCCTACTTTGTGGTAAACACCCACGCAGGTCTTGCAGCGTCCGTTGCGATACTTCAAGCCAAAGTAGTTATGAGCGTTGACTGCCAGTTCAGACGTACCTTTGTTACTCTCAAGAATTGCCTGGGCGATAATCGGGCTGAACACGCATACATTGTAAGTAGCAGCATATTTCTTAATGTACCCGGCAATACTATCAATAAACTCCTGGGTAGTCATAGGTCATCACTCCTTTATAGGAGAGAGGGCGAACCCTCTCTCCCGCCTTAGTTTGCGCCGTTGTCAGTATCAGACTTCTTCTTGAGTACTTCAATCGCAGCAGTAATAGCAGGGGGAATATTGATACCCATGAGTCCTGCGTTCTCCACGATGGAGATAGTTTCGTTTGCCACGAATGCAATAACCACAGCGTCACGAATAAAATTAGTACCAGTAATTAAATCCAGGCGGCAGGCAACCAGAACCACCAGAAGGGAAACACCCTTACGGCACAGCCCCTTCCAACCTGCACGGCTTTCAAGCGCACCATTTTCAGTCTTGCCGCTGTTATGGAACACACCTGCGACAATCAGACCTGTAACATAGTCAATCGCCATGAAGATGACCAGAGTTGCCAGAGCAGCGTCCCAACCGCCAAACAGGGAAGCAATAAAGCTACCTGCAACTCCGATTGCTGTACAAATCCATTCTTTCATAATCTTAGCCCTCCTTGCTGTAATCCTCCCCGGTGATTTCCTTATACTCTTCCGGGGTAATCCACTTGCCTACTGCGTTCCACACCATCTTTTCAGACCAAATGCCCATCTTGTAGAACTTCTTGACCTTCTCAAAATTCTTGCTATGTGCCATGATTTACACCTCCATATCCACGCCAGTCATCATTGCCATGTACTCAAGTTTGCCCATGAGTTCGGCATAGCGCATTTCCTGCTCAGTCTTTTCACGGAAGCAGAGATACCAACCGTCAGCATACTGAACCTGCTGAATCAGTTCAGCATTGTGCATGACCATCTGAGTGTCACCGTCCACAATCGTAAGAGTGGACAGATTGTCCTCAAATACGGACACATCAACCTCAGTCTGACTGACATAGTTGTTACCATTCTGCTTGAAGCCCTTGAGTTCCGTGCCGTCAGCTAAAATCAGTTTTACCATAGTAGTGTTCCTCCTTTAATTTCTTGCAAAGGTCTAACATATTTGACCTCTGTAGCTTGCTCATGTAGTGGCAGTGACCATTGAACCATGACCTAAACCAGTCATCGAAATCCTTCTCTGAGAGAATGAGTACCAGTTTCTTAGCCTTTCTTCTCATACCTGTAAGCCGCTTCGGATGAATCTTGTGAATCACCCGCCCGGTATCGGTAAGCGAATACTGAATCTGTAGAAACCTCCACATTTCAGACAGTTTGCATATTCTGGTTTTCCGAATGTTCACGGTAATACCCAGGTCTTGTGCGATTTCCACAATCTCTGTAAGCAGCCCTTTCAGAAACTCCTTATCTTTGTGAATCACATAACTGTCATCCATGTATCTGCCATAAAATTTCACGCCTTTTACAATCTTTATGTAGTTGTCAATCGGTATGGGATACGCAATCCCTGCGTCCTGCGCCACCTGGTCACCAATGTTCAAGTGCTTTCGCAAGAACTTCTTCCCAGTTAGCAGGCTCTTATCAACCTTTTCGTGTTCCAGTGAATTGAATACATCGTCCATAGCGGACTCATATTCCTCATCACTCATGTAGGACACATCCACCTTCTCATTGTCTACAATCTTTTCCAGGAACCAGAGTGCTGTATCGTCATCAACGTACTTTTCAAACAACTCCATGAGTTTGTCATGTCGAATGTTGTCATAGTACTTTGAGAAATCCATCAGCAAGATATAACCATTGTTGCTCTGATTTTCCCGGAAGAACCTGTGCAGGTGCGCTTCCAACCTGCGGCGGGTAAAGTCAATTCCTTTACCTTTCTGGCTTGCGCCATTATCGTAGATGAGGTGGTCTTTAATTGCGGGAGTCAAGACTTCATCACATAAAGAATGTTTGGCAATTCTATCCCGTATCTGTTCGCCCGTAATAAAGCGGGTCTTGCCCCGTTCATTCAGAGGAAAACTGCTACAGGGTTGAAATTCGTAGGTATGTTCTTTCAACTCTCTTTGCATTTTGGACAAGTCCAGAAGGTATGCCATTTCATACCGCTGAACCTGCGGTTTCCAATCACTCCCACTCTTTGCTCTAAGATAAGCGTCATACAACGCATTGCCGTCATATATTTCACGTTGACAACTACAATTCTCGTAAGAAGTAGTATCGTGTTTGGTATTTACCATCATAGGAAGGACAACCTCTCCTTTCTCTTACTCCGAAACGCTCAAGTGGCTATTTAATCGGAGTATCGAAATCGGGGCGAACGCCATTAGAGTTAGAAGCGTTGTTGTTGTTCGCATTACCGTTGTTGTTGACATTGGAGAAGTTAGTAGCGGAAGCAGAGATTGCCCCTTTGAACTTGTTATCCGATTTACGCCAACCTTTGATAAGGTCTATCTCTCTTTGAATATCTTCACCGAACCTCAAGAAAGTATTAACATCCACGGGGAGAGTTTCTATTGCATACTGTAGTTCCTGTACCAGTCGGTAACACTGACCGATTGCCAGGTCTTGATGAACACGCCGCTCCACCAACTCTTCATAGTAGGTAGGATAAATACTGTTCGCAGTATAGACGTGTTCACCGATAGACCTCAGACAATCGACTACAGCTTTCCGCTCATCCTCAATGAACCAGGTGTCAAAGGCTTCCTGCTGTTTGCGGAAATGGTCATAAATCTCTTTCTCAACGTCAGTAAGTTCTTCGTAGCTTCGCCCGCTGAATTTCTTTTCAAGACGTTGTGCCGCCTTTCGTTTGCTGTAGCCAAAGTCACGGAGCAGCAAATCAGTAACCTCTTTCCTAACTTTATTGAGATGGTGAAACACCTCAAACTGAGAGGGTTTCCGTTTGCTTTTCAATACTGACATTTCATTAGTTCCTTTCTACTGCACCCCACAAGGGGGTGCAGATTTTAGATTAACCGATACAGAAAGCGGGGCGAACGCCAAGAGAGTTAGAAGCGCCGTAGTTGTTCGCATAACCGACGCCGTAGACAAGGGAGAAGTAAGTAGCGGAAGATACATCTCTCAGCCAGTAGTCCTCTCGGTTATGCAGCTTAGTACGGTCAAACATGAAGAGCGGGAACTGTCCATCACCAGAAGCCACGTTGTAACCGTTACCATCATGTGCGCCCCACGCTACAGAACCATAAACCTGCACTTCGTTCATTAACTCAACATCAGAGTCGAACCACGCCCAACCCGAAGGGGTGTTGCCATTTACAGCATTAGTCAGAAGCTCTCTCTTTGTAAGAACATGAGCGGAACCAAACGCTGCCTTGATAGTAGTCTTAGCCTGCGCCAGATTCGACTTATACATGGCAGAACCCGTGTAACCACCAGTGGTGACATTACTGGTATTCATCTGTGCTTTATAAAGAGAAGTATCGGGAACAATGACTGCGTGGTGTTTCGTAAAGTTGGTGTCACCACAGTTATAGTAGTAATCAAATGCTGCAATACGATAAGTCACGCCCTTGATGACCCAGTAGTCACCAATATACAGGTCTGTGAACTTACCACTTGAAATTGCGGCATACTGCTCTGCCGTAACAGAAGTACCCAGGTTTTTGCCACGGTAAATACAGTTATGTGCCGCTGCACCATCAGCCAGTACATTTCTGACTGAATCAATGTCAGTCTGCAAACCCTTATGAAGATTCTCCACAGTAATGACCTTTACGCCGTTACCATCGTGAATCAACATCTGCTCAGTACCCGTAACGGACAGAATCGCTTCCAGGTCTGCAAACTTTTTCGTCTGAACACTAATAGTTGCCATCTTTTATTCCTCCTTGTATTTCCAATCTGCCAGAATCGCATAGTCCAGGTCATCCACAATCAGAGTGATTGCTTCATCATCTGTAGCAAGCGGAGCAGAGAAGTCATTCTGCATTGTCATCTGCTCAAGCAGAGTCAAACGCTCATCCAGTTCAGTACACTGATTTTGCAGGTTGCCCGCAGCGTCCTTACTCAACTGGTCTTTCATAGCCTGGAACCAGGCATTGTAAATTTGCTGCTGCTGACTCTCAAAAGCCGCCATACTTACCTTGTATTCCTGTTCCAGATTATCCGTATAGTTGTCAAACTCCGTTGCTTTGGAATCAGCTTCCTGCTCAAACAAAGTTTTCTGCTCTGCGAAATAATTCTGGAATGCGGTATACAGGTCAGTGCCATTCTCCACCATGCTCATAATGGTGTTGAGGGCTTCATTCATGCGGTTAGCGTCTTTTGCCCCGAAGAAAGATTTCTCTTTCCCGGTATAAGCCGTAATGTCCTGGAAGGATACCGAACCATCTTCGTTGTTAATCTGGTTGTATCGCTTCAAACCCGCCCACACAGCGTCCGTATAGTCAACAGGTAAAAGTTCCCATGCCATTTACAAGTCCCCTCCCTTCATTCCGAAATTCCATGTAAACATCCTCCTTCCTTCACTCTCATTCGTGAGTCTGTCATACAGGTCTAAGGTTGCACCCTCCAAACGATTCAGTTCATTGAAATCCATCGTAGTGCCGTTATCGTTATAAACGGGTGCAGACCCGTAAGACATTCTGAGAGTGTTGGTATTGAGGGTTTCCAGATTTTCTTCAAGCTGATTGATTTCATCAGCGTAGAAGTAATCACCTGGTACTCTGTCATCACCCAGGCTTACAAGGGAGAACTCCTTGTACAGATTGATTGCCATATCCCGGAGGAACGTCAGATTGTTCTTGATACGGTTGAAGTCCGAAGCATTGAATCTGTCACCCGTATAAACACCTTCTGAATTTGTACTTCCGTGCCAATCTGTTTTAGGTGTTTGCCATGCCATCTTCCGTCACCTCCTAACTGGATACACGTCTTGCGGTTACCTTACCGCTGAACGCCTGGTCAAAGTTGATTGTGTGCCGATAGATATTTACCTTCATTCCGTCATGGAACTCATTCTCCTGGTACACAATATCGTTTGCGTCAATTTCTGGGTTACCTCTGGTATCGTACTCATACTCAATACCTGCGGTATAATAGTCACCAATCCATTCAGCCAGTTCCGTAGCAATCGCCATATCACTGATAAGTGGGTTCGCCCATTTTACAGACTTACCTCTGCTGTTCAGTGACTTCGTGGCATATCGCTCCACGATTTTGTACCGATAGCCCAGAATTTCCAGACGGAAGGTTCCTGTCTTAGAGAACTTGACTGTCACATAGTAGTTGCCCCATGCAGTGATACTCACACCATTGGCACTTTCGTCCAGTGTTGCCCGAAAGTTGTAGGACGGTTCGCCTACATAGAAGGTTTCTACATCACCCGACTTCACGGTAATATCCTCACTGACAAGACTCTCTTCGGCATTACCCGGCTGATAACTGTAGCAAGGTACGATGACCTCTTTGACCAACTCCTGCTTGATAGCTTTCGGGGAAGAAGTCATGTCCTGCCGCTCCATAGTGAAGTCAGTCACGTCACCGAAAGCGAAGTTGTTAAGCACAATACGGTTGTACGGCTCTGCCGTTCCAGTAAACTCAACCTTCATAGTGTCGAAATCGTCAAAGTCCCGAAGGATAACCAGGGTCTTTGTAATCTCTTCCTCTACCTCATACTCAGTAACCAGTTCATTATTGTTGTAGGTGCGAATGACCATTCCCGAAGGAAGGGCATTACCGAACACGAACTTCACACCATAGTACATACAGGCAGCTTCCTGCACGATAGTTACCATAGGGTTTGTGGTGAACTTACCGTCAGCGTCAGACTGCTGTTCTGAGATAAAGCCTGTGTTCAGCGTCCTCTTACTTGCCGCCCGTGGCAGGAAGAACATTGTCCCGTCTGTCGTGGTGTAGTTACTTGCCAGTGTTGCGTACTCATCTTTGGTGTCATCCGTCAGAATCTTTGCAACGTGGGAGTAATCGGTTTCACCATTGCTGCTTGCCGCAGCTTCCGGGACGAAAGAGGATTTAATCTGAATCGTACCAACTCTGGACTGTGACAGAACACAGCGGCAGGCATTGGCTATAATCTGCAATGCTTCCTTACAGGAAACACGGGGGATGGGGTTCTTCGTATACAATTTTTTGAGTCGGGGGTCAACATAGTAGTCTTTCTCCCCGGCAGCGTTCAGAACCTCAATCGCCAGGTCATAATAGCTTTTGCCGTTCGGAGCATACAGTCCTTTGTAATACTCCGTGTCCATGTTGCGGAACACATCCTGGCAACGGATTGTTGCTGTGTAGTCATCGGACTCCCACTCAGAACAAAGCAGATGATTTCCTCTGACCCATTCGATTTCATCAGAGTTCGGAAGCTGATACCCGTAGTAAATGTCCATCTCCTGTCCCGTTTCCAGGAAGTTGATAGCCGACTTCGGGTTGTCCACGTTGAAATACTTGTCATAGTTTTTCAGCGTCACTGAAAAATCAATCTGAGGAATGTCAGCACCAATCGGGCTGACATAACTCTCAAGAGAAGAACTCATAACAGAATCGTTGTAGTACACCAGTCCGTAACCAAAACGGAAGGAGTAAATACGCAGCCTGCTTCTGAGGTTCTTCATTTTATGAATTACCAGAGTCAGTGTGGTTACATTCTCAAGCACTTCCTCTGTAGTAAAAACAGCTTTGTCATTATCCCGGAACTCAACCTTTTGCCCGGTATTCGTGACGAAATCAAAATCAGTAGGATAGTTCTCACCGAAGTTAATCGTGATACCTCTGAAATCAGTCGGAGCCGCATGAAGATTTATGGTCACTTCATACAGTCCGTCTGATACCAGATTCTTTCCTACCAACCCTGTATTGTAGAACATTGCTCCCGGCTTGTTCCGTGGAAGGAAATACATGGAACCGTCAACCCTGGTGAAGTTCTCTTCCAGAGTGGCGTACACCACATCGTCAGTTCCCTCATTGAACAGGTTGTCCGGGTTGGAGAAGTAGGCAAACTCTCCGCTGTCTACTCTGGCTTTCGCCTGCGCTTCCTGGTTGACAACTCCGAAAGAAATCATTATGTATGCTCTCTCACGGAGGGAGTCTTTCATGCTTGCCTTATATTCTTTGGATACCTTTTGCATAAAATCACTCTCCTACGTCAATCAGATTCACCTTGCAATTCCTGTAGTGTGTCGGGTGACCGTCCTCATCCACCCAGTAGGGTTCAGCCGTTCGGTTGCCGCAGTACATTTTGATAGTCTTAGGTGCATTACTTACAGGGTCAATAAAAGTTACATTTACAAAGAAGTTATCAAGGATACTCAGTATCTTTGACCACTGTTCGGCAGTGAGCCATGACCATTCCAGATTGTCAATCTTGTACTGGTCACGTCCGATACGCTGACCCACCACCGTACCGTTTGCGTTACGCCCGGAATCTACAAGAGTGGTCACCGTAGGGGTGACACCTCTCTTGCAGGGAGGTAACGCATAACCGTTGATTGCCAGATAAGCCATTACACATTACCTCCTTATCCCGTAAAGCTATAGCCATTGGCTTTCTTCTGAGTGGTCACAGCGTCAGTCACCACACGGTTACCAACCTGCACCACGGTTTTCTCTTCCTTATCAGCTTGCCTACGCATATCATCAGCCATCTGAACCATGGTCGGTTCAACGTACTCATGGTAGAAATCCTCCATGGCTTCACGGAAGCCCGTTGCGGAAATCTCCGTGCTGCTCTGTACGTTAGAAGAAATAGACCGGGAGAATGCGGCAGAGTCATAATATTTCAGAGCAGAAGTATCAACTGCCAGTGCCATTGTCGGACTGAAATTCGTGAAGGAATCAGCCCATGTGCCGACTACAGACTTCGTACTCTTACCCACCTGGGCAATCGCATTGTTGAAACCTGCAACGGCAAAACCACCAATCTCATAAAAGACCTTAGACGGGGAGTTTACGTCCAACTTGTCCTTGAACCAGGAAATGATGGAACTACCCCAGGAAGAGATTGTGCTTTTGCAAGTATGGTACAATTCACCGATACCATTCTTAAAACCACTCACTACGTCAGAAGCTACATTGTAGAAACCGTTGTAGGAGCAATGTGCTGTGAACCAACTCTTCACGCTGCTACCGAAGGTACTCATGTTACCCTGTGCCGCAGTGTAGTACCCGCCGATTCTGTTCTTGAACCCATCAACCACACTGGTTGCGAAGCCAGAGAATGCAGAAGCGGAAGCAATACCAGAGAACCAGTTCTTCACATTGGTTGCCCAGGTAGTCATATTGCTCTTCGTATTCACATACGCAGAACCAATCTTATCCTTGAACCCAGTCACCACATTGTTTGCAAAAGTCTGGAAGTTTGCGGAGTTCACACCGCCGAAGCCGCTGTTCGTAAACCACTCCTTCACATTCGTAGCCCAGGTAACCATGTTGGACTTCGTAGTGGTGTAGGCAGAACCTACCTTTGTACGGAAGCCCTCAATGACATTCCCGGCAAACGTCTGGAAGTTCGTAGAGTTTACGCCACCGAAGGAACTATTGGTGAACCATTCCTTGACCTTACTTGCCCATGTGGTCACGTTCGTTTTGGTATTGGTGTAGGCACTACCGACTTTGGTTCGGAAACCTTCAATCGTGTTGTTCGCAAAGGTACTGAAAGTATCGCTGTTTACTCCACCAAAAGAGTTGTTGCTGAACCAGTCTTTCACTTTGCTTGCCCAGGTGGTCACGTTAGACTTGACCGTGGTATAAGTACCACCAACCTTGTCTTTGAAGCCGCTTACGATATTGCCGCCGATTTCCTTGAAATGTTCAACAATACCCTTGCCGTCCTCACCCTTCGTGAACCACTCAATGACCTTGCCTGCCCATTCCTTAACCTTGCCTGCAATCTCACTGAACTTATTAAGTCCCTGTAAGAAACCTTCGACAACATAACCGCCCATCTCCTTCATTACTGTAGAAGGAGAGTGAATACCGAAGCACTCTTTGAATCCGTCAATGAACGGGTCAAATACGTTCTCCTTAATCCACTTGCCGATATTCTTAATGCCGTCCCAGATACCCTCAAGCAGACCCGCTACCCAGTCAAGACCGCACTTCTTCGTGCCGTCATCATTGGTGAGATATTCCTGGAAATACCCAGTAATGTCCTCCCAGATACCCTGCACGAAACCTGCGATAAAGCTAACCGCAGCCGCCAGAGCAGAACCCAGTAACTTAAAGAAACTCTGTGCCACACCTGCAAAGTCAATGCCCTTAATACAAGCCTTGAGATTCTTCCACAGGTCTTTGCCCATCTTGTTCCAGTTATAGCTTGCAATCCACTCCTGGGCTTCATTGAATGCACCCTTCAAGAAATCGCCAATGCTCTTTCCCACAAGGCTCCAATTCAAACCGCCAAGACCTCCGATTAAGAAGTCCAGACCAGATGTGAAGATACGGACAAGAAACCTACCCACATAAGTGAAATCTATCTCTTCCAACATTCCGTTGAACAATTCCGCTATATGGTTGCCCAGGTTCTTGAAGTCCGCTGTCTTTAGAAACCAGTATGCGGTCTGTATTGCACCGTTCAGTCCGTATCCAATCTTGTGACCAATACCAGACCAATCAATGCTATCCACAATCTCATTAAACTTTTCGCCCAGTAGAGTACCCAGGGTTTTCCAATCACCTGCGTCCAGTGCTGCTTTCAGCTTGTCAGTAAATTCGGAAATGCTACTATCAATCGGCACGGTTTCAAACATATCACCATAGTTCTTACCGCCAGAGCCGCTTCCGCTATTGTTCTTACTGATAATGTTCAATTCATCAATGCCAACCGTAGCGTCCTTAATATCCTTCGCTGCTTTCTTCGCAGACTTACCCGCACCAGAGATAGAATCGCCATAGGAAGCTGCCGCTTTCTTCGCTTTTGTGAAGGTGGTTGCACCAGACAGACGTGCGAAAAACTGATTGACGATATTCAGCAGTGCTGCAAACTTATCAATCAGAGCGTCCACCGCAGGAGCAATCATATTGATGAGCGGAGCCACCATAGCACCCATGCTATTTTTGAGGTACTGAAAACTGGTTGCCAGACTGTCCATGCTTCCTTTGAACGTACCGCCCATGAGGGAACTGTACATATACAAATTCTGAATACCTTCCTTCATTGCAGCCGTAAGCTGTGCAAAGAAGAATCGAATTGCACGGTACATTGCAATACGCTTTAAGGAAGAGAACAACTGACCCAACTTCCCGTTCGCAATCTGAGCCACCGGGTTCATCTTCTTGAGGTTAGAGGTTACATTCTTCATGCCCGCAGCCAACTTAGAACCCAGCGTAGAAGCAACCGCTTTGATACTTCTCCCGAACAGACCCAGAACACCGCCCGTATTAACAAACTGCTGATAGAGCGTTCCCAGGTTTCCCACCACTTCTTTGATTTTGGCAGGAAGTGCGCCCAGTGCATTTTTCGCCTGTACGAACGGATATGTAATACCCGTAAATCCACCCACTGCACCTGCCACTTTACCAAGCGAAGATACGAAATTGTGAGTGGCACTGGTTGCTGCCGTAACCTGTGAAGTATACTGAGTAACACCAGAGGTTGCCGCCGAAGTAGCGTTCGTTGCTGCCGCAGCAGGGGTAGCAGTCCCGGCAGGCGTAGCTGTCTGGTTCCCAGTAATATTTCTCATATTCGGAATCTGAATGCCCTGCATATTCTGTAGAGCCGTGCTGAGTGCTTCAACCTTTTCCACACCAGACCAGTTCAGACCATCCAGGGAAGCACCGATTTCAGTTATTCTCTTAGAGATTGTGGAGGAAATCTTGACATTACTCAGAGAATTAAGGCTCTTCGTCAAATCTTCAATCTTCTCAATCCCGGACATACTCAGCTTTGCATTGCTGATTGCGTCCAGTTTCTTGCTGATATTGTTCAGACCTGCACCGCCTTTGGTTGCTGCTTTCAGCTTATTGAAGCTGTTAATCAGAGCGTCTACACCTTTAGCGGCATTTTCGGACTTCGCTTCAATTTGAAACTCAAGACCTTCAATCTCAACTGCCATGATTTATTCCTCCTTCCGTTTGAATTTTGAATTAACCCCTGCCATTATCTGTTTCATAGCTTCCTTACCTGCATGAAGTTTCTTCTGATTCTCTTCCTCTTGCTGCTGTCTATGACGTGCTTCGGTAAGAGGAATCGGAACTTGCCTGTAAGGAATGGGCTTATGCTTTTTGCTCATAGCATTCAGTACCGGGGAAGCGTCAACCAACGCTTCATAGAAATACAGACCTTGTAGCCAGAGTGCTTCATTCTGCCGCTCTTTGACCTTCTCATCCATATCCCTGTAGTACCGTGCCATCTCACAATCACCGTCCCAGTAATCGTGATAGCCCATACCCAAACTCATGTAGTAACCGCAGAGTTTTTCAAAAGTTTCCCCGTAACGATAAACAACGGGCAAGCGGCGGTTGCCGCCGCCCGTTGCAGCCTGGGAGTCCGAACCCGTTACCAGTTCGCTTCCCAACTCACGTTTTTTACCGCTTTCTCATCGGGTTCCTCCATCAGAGTCACAATCGGGTCATTGTACATCTCTGCCAACTTGCCAATCAGTTCGTCCTTATGGGGCATACCCGCATAAATCTTGTCAATCACATCCTGCTTCACGAAACGATGGTGCGCCTTGAATGCACCTGCAAAAAGAGCAGGAAGCAGAGTCATAGGCTTACGGTCAATGTCTTGTGCGACAAAACCCTCATCCTCCATCTGCTTGACAGTACGCCTGGTAAACTCAAGCGTGTATTCCTTATCTTCATAGGTGAAAACAATCTGTTTAGCCATTGCTCAACTCTCCTTTAATTCTCAAAATTAAATGTAATCTTACTCTTCGTCCTCAGTGATAGGGGTGGACGGGGCAATCGTAATCGCCATACCACGAACCTCATTCACGCCGCCGCCAGTAACGTAGACGGACAGTTCGCCTGCAAACTTGAACTTTCCCTCAGAACCCGTAGGAGTCGGGGAACTTGCAGTCTCAGTGCCACCGAACCATACTGCGTATTCCTCGTTCTTACCCTCAAGGGCTTTCAGAGCCTTGTACTCAGTGTGGTCATAGTTGGCATTGAAGGTCATGCCGTCATTACTCTGGACACCATTCACATAAGTCTGCATTTTGTCAGACAGAGTGGTGGTTTCAAGCAGTTCCGGGTCACCGCCCAGGTCGGGGAACTCAGTAATGTCAAGCAGCTTTTCCCATGCCGTTTCCTTCTTGTGCATGAGGAAAGTCATATAAGTACTTGTAGCCATTTCACTTACCTCCTGTAAAAGTGTTTTCCATCGGTTGCCACACGGAAGCGGGCTGTAATCCGATAGATTGTTGCGTCCTCCATGTTCGGAACCGGGGTCATAGCCGTGCGCCTAAAATTCATGGAGTACAATGCGTCATTGATTTCTTTGATAATCTTCTTGCATTCTGTTTTCTTACCCTCTGCCTTATTGGAGTAGACATTGATTTCAAACATGGCAATGACCATGTTCTCTTTCATGCTGCTGTCCTGCCACTCCGTAGGGATATAGCAGTCACTCTGGGTAATACTCACATGAGGAAAAGAAGAAGGTGATTTCACATATTCACTGGCAATATCAATCTTAGGGAATTTCTCTCTCAAGATTTTTGCAAGCCTTGTATAGACTTCGTTTTCGCAGTCAATCATGTGTAACACCTCCTTGCTATCTCTGCAAATTTCTCTTCCAACTCTCTGACTGTTTCGTACATACTCATGTTTGCAGGGTTACCGTGGGTATGAACTTCACCTGCGTGTTTTCCCGTGGTAATAACTTCACCGTTAGAACCAGGGTCACCCGTGTAACGCCATCCCTTTTCAAGCCGTCCCAGTTTATAACCGTAGCCACCACGGGTGAAACCGTTCTTGCCTGCTTCCGGGTGATTGTCTGGGTACTTGACACCTGTTCCAAACTCAATAAAGAGGACTGAACTTCCTACAGCTACCACGGCTACTTTGTTGTTATCCCGGCTCTCTACAGACACGCTCACATCATTCGTACCGTCATAGACGGCTGTCTGGAACTTTGCTGTAGCCACCTGGACTCCTTCTTCACCAAGGGCTTGTATGAATTTTTCAGTACACTCTTTCAACCACGTCTTGTAGTTCTTGAGTTCTTTAATGGCATTGTCAATGCTCTTTTCAGATAACGTAACTTTGATAACACGCTTGCTCACGATACGGTCACCTTGCTAATAGCATAAGAGATACTGTTGAGGGACTTTGCAACACGCCGTACCCTATAGTCACAGAGAGGATTGCCGTCATTTCCGAACTCTGGCTCCTTATCCACAAAGAGCAGGGTGTTTTCATCAATGGGGCAATTTGTATCATCAGTAATGAGTACCTTGTCATAGGACTCTAAGTTACCGAACATATTCACCTGGGCATATCCAGTCGCAGGTGAAACACTGCATTGCAGTTCAACAGGGCTTTCATAGCCCACCTGGTATTCACCAGTTTCATTCCCGTCATCATCCAGAAGCGGCTCCCTACCTTTGTACAGGCAGTAATGCACGGGCTTGAGATTGCGCTTCATCAGCTTCATAGAATCACCCCCGCCATAGGAAGGATTCGCCGCAGCAGGGTAGGGGGAATGTCACCATCTTCATAAGAACGGGAAACGCCGTTTTCGCTATGTGCTGTTTCACCCTCTGCCCCACGCTTATTCAGCATATAAGCGGCAATCTCAACATGAACCGTGTCATATTTTGCAGGAACCGTATCTGCTTCGCTATACGGGTATGCCCTGGCAAGCACTACACCCTTCGCCAGAATAAGATAGGTGGACAACACTTCGTCATCCGTTTCTTCTGTCATGCGTTTCAGCATTGTCAGTTTCTCTTCATCGGTCATCTTGTCCACCTTCCTTTCTCAACTTAGCCAGTAGTCTTGCCAATGTCTGCGGCATTTGCCACATAAACAGAACGGCTGTAAGCAGGCTTCTCAAAGGTAGTAGAGATACCAGTGAACTTGCCGTGATACCATTCGGGACCGTGGTCAAGACCAATCTGACCGAACAACTGATACTTCTCACCTGCGCCAGTCTTTGCAAGCGGCTCCAGGAAGAAGTTGCCCTTGCCCGGAACAGGCTGATATACGGGTGCAAGCACGTCCAGGTTCAGAAGCATTGCAGTACCCGCAGGCAGGCACTCACCCAGATACAGGTAAACAACACCGATAGGAGTCACCACACTGGAAAGAGCGATACCGTTAATCTCACGGGCAGCGGGTACAACGGTAAGACCGTTCTGAACTGCGTCTGCGTTGACCTGGAACAGAGTCACAGCGTCACACCACAGCACCAGACCGTCAGTCGGGGCATTTGCTCCATAAATCTTCTTAACCATGTCAGCAATGTCCCACAGACCCAGGGGCTTCTTAGCCATTGCCATAGTGTTGGAACTGATAGCGTTTACCAGACCACGGGTCTTGTTCACTTCATCATCAGTAGTTGCCTTGTTGTAGACACCGTTGATAAAGGTGTACTCAATATCACGGTTGACCTTCTGGATTTTTGCTGCAACCTGGAAATCCAGTTCACTGACAGGATTGCCCTGCTGCTGTGCCACATTGATACCGCTCAGAGTACCCATGTTGCTCTGCTTACCGTAAGAGATACCCACGGACTCCTGGAAAATCTGAGTCACATTGGTTTTCTGCTCACGCTTCACAACAGTAGCGTCCGGGGCAGTCAGAGAAGCGTTCTCACTGATTGCAGGCTGAGAACCTGCGCCGCCCGCAGTGTATTCCTGCCCGGTCACAAACTCAACGTGATTGGTAGTCTTTGCCTTAGAACCGATAATGGAACTAAGAGGGGTTCGGGTATTGCCCTTGTTGAAGAGCATACCGCTGTAATTCAGTACTTCAAAACTGGTTGCAAACGTATCTGCCATTGTCTTTTACCTCCAAATTATTCTTTCATCTGATTGGCTTCATCCTGCGCTTTCAGACGTGTATAATAGGCAACTGCGGTAAGATTGCCGCTTGCCTGGGCTTCTTCGATTTTCTTTGCGTAATCCATGCCGCCCGTACCTTCGGAACCCGCAGCAGGTCTGGGGGTTTTCTTCATCAGTTCAGCCTGGATTGCTTTCTCACGGGACTCATTGAACTTAGCCTGGTTCGCCATGACGGTATCCATATCACCGTCAACCATTGCAACAGCAGTGCTGTCAGCAAGTTTTTCATCGTAACCCATAGCAATCAGTTTCGCTTTCTTATCAGAAAGAGCGAAAGAACGCTTGAGGTCGGCATTTTCCTGGGTCAGCTTGTCCATAGTAGCTTTCTGTTCAGCGGCAGCGGCTTCATCCGCAGTCTGCTTACCTCTAAGCTGCTTCTTGTAGTCAGCGGCTTCGGAGTTCGCTTTAGAAAGCTGTGCTTTCAGCTTATTGATTTCAGCGTCATTGCTCTGTCCCGCTCCTGCGGTCTGCAATGCAGTGGAAATCTCTTCCTCAGTCATACCTTCCTTGTAGGCTTCTCCAAGCAAATCACTTAAATAACTCATAATAAAAAGTCCTCCTTGCGTTTAATCGGTGGTTCACTCCACACTGTTTTCCGTTTTATCCTCTTGTCTGAGTTTGCGATTTAGGTTTTCCCTAACCATATCCACAGGTCAATCCTGCGAGGTATCTGTTTCAAATTGCAGCACACAGCGGCAATTCACATTGTTCTCAGCCTTTGTGAAACCGCCCGGTCTTGCCGCATGGTCACCATCAAAGGTATAGAACTCTTCGTCCAGTGCCACGCTCATACCCTCAAGGTACTTGTGTGTATCCCGGACTTTTTCATCCTGGACGGTAACCCACTTCTTTGATACTCCCAGTCCTCTTTCAGACTGAAATACATAGGCTCCATCCTCTTCGGCTGCATTGAATACCCGGTGATACTCTGACTCAGCCAAGGTCTGTAACCCTGCCAAATCGCCTGCTATCACATGGTCTGCAACTCTGTCCTCAAAGGTCTTACCATCAATCACCATGAAGATTGCGTCATACATGGAGTCCATGTCGGCTGCAAGGTCATAGGCAAGCATATCTGCTGTAGCCGTAATGCCCTGCTGATACGCCTTGATAAGCAAAGACAGTAAATCGTCCGCAATCTGGTTTACCTTTGAGGTCATGTCTTTACCAGAAGCGGTATAGTAGCTTGTGGAAGTCAGTACATTGAGTTCATCAAGCGTAGTCACATACGCTGAAAAAGTTTTGTCGTTCATAAGCAAAATAAAAAGGGACTATGAGTTCGTCACTCACAGTCCCTTTGGACTAACCAGAACCTCTGTCCTGGCTTACTCTTTCATTCTCATTTTTCGCTTGATTTCAACAATGGTAATCTTACCCTGCTCAATCAGTACTTCCACTCTGCTCCCGTGCTTGAGCAGCGTTTCCATCTGCTGCACCATTTCCTGCGTTATTGTCGGGGTCATTGGAATTTCCCTCCTTCACTTCATTCTGCTTTGCAAGCAACTCTTGTGCTTTACGCTCCTGTTCCTCTGCATATTCAGCACTTAATGTGTATGCAAGGTCAGAGTCAACGAACAATCCGCAATGCTCAAAGGCAAGCCGTGGGTGAATTTTCGTGTTCTTCAACATGAGGTTAAGCACCTGGGCTTTTTGCAGAATGTTTTCGTAGTTACGTCTGGTAAAGCGAATTTCAATATTGCAAACCTTCAAGTCCATGCCTTTCAGAGTTTTGCAGATATTCAAAATCAGCTTGAGGAAAGTCCTCTCACTCTTCTTGAACATCAATTCGCTGTCTTTTGCCCGGGCTTCGGCAGCAGACCAACCGTCACGCATAATGACCGCAGACCCGGTATCGCTTGTGGAAGAACCACCGTTGCGGTTCGGCATACCACAGATTGTCAATACCGTCTGGTACATATGGTCAACCAGGGTTTGTGTTTCACCCTGGTTCAGCGTACTGGTCAGATAACTAACCTCTGCCTTTAACTGCGGGTCAATATCCCGGAACTTAATAGCCCCTTCCTCACGCAGCTTGTCATAATCATCGGACGAAATATCCACATTATGAAAAAGCATGAGTGCCTGGATGAACTGTTCAACACCATCCTGGCGGTTGCTGTCCGTGAGGTTGATTGCGTCAAGCAGGGGAATAACCAACTCAAACGCACCGATACGGGCAAGGTTCAAAGGATATTCGATGATGGGAATGTCACCCAGAATATGCGGCTCTGCCTTGATAATCTGGGACTCAACAATCTCAAAATACTCATGGTCGGAATAACAACTGTAGTGAACCAGTCCGTTATCATCCACCACATACTTGACACCAAGCAGCGGCTTATTGCCCAGACCGTTGTTATACACTACGAAAGTATTACGGGGGTCAAGGGTGTAGATTTCAAACGGGGAGTCATCATCCTCACCGACTGCTTCATCGGGAAGTACCATGCGGAAGGACGTACCACAGATATGAAACCAGTCTGCCAGTTCCTTATCCTTTGCGGGTTTCTCTTCGGCAAAAACAAATTCGTTAAGCTGATTGATTGCGTCTGCAATATTCTCAGCGTTACCACGGGATACATACTGTAGCGGTTCGCCCATCAAATATCCCGACTTGAAGGACACGATTTCATTTGCCCGGTTCTCTACGATTTTGTTACAAATCTCTGGACGAACCTGCTTCTCACGATTGAGAATAGGCTGCAATCCCCGGTAGTAATACCAGAGATACTGAATTTCACTGCGGTTCTCCCAATGATAAGGAAGTGCATTGTTAAGAATAGCAACTACATTCTCAATGGTCACTTCGGTTTCATCGGACTTAATCATTCGTCTACCATATAGACCGAAAGACACACAAGCCACCTCCTATCCTATATTTCTACTGTAATTATAGCACTCTTCAATGCTTATTTCAAGTAATTTCTTGAGTATAACCATTGAAGAGTTTTTGGGTAGATTTAACATGGACGCTTGAATACCTCCACCTTTGCCCCCACCAGTCCACGCAGTTCATTCTCAAGCAAAGAAAGAGAGTCGGGTGCGTCATCGTGCGGCACTTTACCAGACCGGGTGTAGGTTGTGACCTGCTTCATAAACATGGCATACTGACTGTTCCGTGCATAGAGTGACGGGTCTTTGAAGTAAAAGTGTTTGATAATGTTATCAGAAGCGAACTCGATACGGGTCTGCTTATTGCTGATAGTCCTCTTCGTTCGGATATTGCAGACATACTTTCGGTCAGTCAAAATCTGCTGTACATCCCTGGCAAAATATGTACCTGCATTATTCGACTCAAAGGTTCCTGCCACCACAAGATTGTCCATCAGAGCCTTTGCACACTCTGGCTTCGTAACCTCTGGCGGGGAGTCATCGAACACTACATCCACAATGTAGACCTCATCTCCGTACACCGCAGCAATCGGCATAGAACAATAGTCGGCACCCTTATCCGCAGTATCGCAGACAGCAATGATACTATCTGGCTCACGGTCTACAGGGAGTTCAAAGTATCGGTTCAAGGACGCTTCCGGGAAAAGAATACCCTTCGCTTCAAACGGTTGCTGCTGAAACTCAGATTCAAACTGTTCTGCCGAAAGCATTTCTCTCTGGTCACGGAAGTACTGCGTGGTGAAAACCTTCCTGCCCTCACGAATGTATTCAAAGTTACTCTCATCTGTTACGGGGTCAAGAGCCGGGGTTTCAATAATCTTGCACCGCTTACCCTGCTTCCGCATTTCCTCCTGCAAGTGACCGATAGGGTCATATAGAGAATATCGTGTACCACAAATAACGATAGGCGTACCCTCAATGGCACGTCCGATAATATCACCAGAAATAACCTCCCACTTGTCATCAAGCCGCTGTCTGTTCTTCGCTTCTTCACGTCCCTCTACGCAGTCATCCAGGTAAAGAAGGTTGGTTGCTTCCGAAAGACCTACCTGCCGTGCGTCAATAGAACGGCACATGACCGTAGGGAATCGGGACTTATGCAGAAGGTTGATGACCTTCGTATCAGCATTGGTCTGTACCAGTTTGCTCTCTGGGAAAATATCATAAAAATGATAATCGTTCGGCTGCTGAATGTACTCAAGGCAACCTTTGTAGAAAGACTGAACAAGGTCATCGCCTGTACCCTCCATCAGTGTAGAGCGGTCTGGAAATTTACCAGAAAGCATATTCGTAAAGTTAATACCAAGCTGTGACTTACCACATCGTTTCGGCATGGAAATGGACAGAAAGTCCAGTTTTCCCTCAAGAACTTCCTGGTATCCTTCCACATATCGTCTAAGGTAATGACGGCGGGGCAGGTAGAACTTCTTATCAAGCGGCTTACCGTACTCCACCGCCTGTAAGTATGCGTCAAAATAATGAGGCGCACAAAACAGCAGGGAACGAAACAGCAGATTGTCAAATTCTTCTGCCGTCTTGAAATCCCTGGTATCTACTGCCAGTTTCAGTCCCGCTCTGATTTCCTCCTGCAAAGCCTGGTTCCATTCGTGAGCCAGTCGGAACTCTGTACCCTCATAGTCACGGCACAGGGCAAACTTATCATCATAGGCTGCAACATCAAGCGGACTCTTTAAGATAGCCCGGTCAATGCTGCTTTTCATTTTACTATAATCCATACATACCTCCGTAAACAAAAAAAAATGGAACCGTCAATTAAGACAGTCCCATTGGACAAACCGTAACTCACTTACGGCTACATATTAACTTAAAGGGCAGGCACAAGCACCATACCACAGGTCTGACTACGATATTCCAGGTGAACCACATTGCAAACAAAACGATTGACTTGATACACCACCATAGAAACCATAGACAGCAAAACAAAATATAAAACATGAGTTCATCCCTTCCACATATAAGGGAGTCGTAGTTTGCGACCTCCTTATATACCTTGCTGTCGATGAAATCTACTTCATCTTAGCTGTTGCATAATAAAGTCATCGAACCAACGAACACCCTTGATGGTCTTATAATGACCTCTATTCTCCGGGGCTGACCATTTGAACCTGTTGATACGGCGGTACATATCATCGTCATTCACATAGTCATTAACATTGTATTTCAGTGCCGACAATCGTTGTTTTCTCTCCTTAGAAGTTTGGTTGAATACGACCTTTGCGTGTTTCAAATCATCCATCGTTTTTACGGGATAGCCACAATAATGTTCTAAAAGCCCATCGAAAGTAAATTCATCCTGCATTTCAATAGCGGGAAATACAACATCTTCCATGAAATGATGATATTCCATACCTTTAGCCAATGCTTTGATGGTTTCTTCTGCGGACATGACTGTATAGTAGCCCTTTTTAACAACAGATTCAGCCATATCATACAGTGCGTCCATCACCATGTCAGCTTTAGGCTGTTTGCTCCAACGGCATATCTCAAGGACTCCTTTGAAGTTGTAAACCCACATATCGTATGATTTACCGTCAGTACCTACCAGTTTGGTAGTTACTGATTTTCCCTCAAATCGTTCTGGATGACGATTGTGAATTTTCGTAATCGCAGTTATAGGGTCTGAATACTCTAATGCTTCACCTATTTGAAAACGGGTAAACCACGCTTCTTCGCTACCATAGTACCCGTCCACCAGAACATTATTTACCGTTCTCTGTTCAATAAGCGTTAATTCGCTCATAAATAATTACCTCCTTAATCGGTAAAGGTTGGTAGGGTATTTTAAGATTTTCATATAAGTTTTCTTAGTAGACCCTCTACTATAAAAACTTGCTGTAAAATTCTATTTTACCCTACCATGTCTGTCTGACCAACCTCATATCCACCTTCGGGGATAGGTGTTTCATCGGGAACAACCACGATTTTATAACCAAGTGCGCTTAACATCGTTTTGAGAAGAGATACAGGAATATCCTTGCGCCCCTTCTTATTATTCAACCTGTCCCAGACGGTTGCCTGCGTTATATCTAATCTCCGTGCCAGTTCAGCATTCGTGACTTCATCGGTACTCATAATGTCTTTGATAATCTCTCTTGCTTCCATATTGCACCTCCTATGGTCAGTATATATCACAAGCATTTTATTGTCAAGTAATTTATTGAATCTTTTTTATTTTTGCGGGATTTACCAGGCTCACCCGCCCCGGCTGCCGGGGGTCTGTATCCCCCGCCGGGGGTCTGTCCGCAGGATGACCGGGACAGCCTGCACCACAGGCAGAGCGGCGGGACGTGGTGAAAAAGTTTGAAAGAATATCAATAAAACACTTGACATTCAATAAAACGCTTGATATACTATAATCAATAAATCACTTGATAAACAAACAGCCCACGGGCAGGAGGTAAACAGATGAAAGCATACAACGAAATCAAGAAAGAACTGGAAGCCAGGAAAGACCGCAGCGCATGGAGTAAGGGCGTAACAATATACGCCCTTGAACTCCTGGAAGAATACCGGGAGCGGGCAGCGTATGAGGGCAGAGAAGCCGCAGACCGTGCAGAGTTCAAAGCGTGGTTGCTCAATGGTGCGGACTCCTGGGAGTCCTATAGTTACGGCGGTTCCTCCCTCATCTATAACGGGGACATTGCGGAGCGGCTCTGCTGCCCGTCTGAGTATAAGCGCACCCGTGAGGGTGAGCGCAGACCGAACAGCCGTGAGGAATGGTTAGACGTTCAAGCAAGGGCTTTATATCAAGCCGCGTGCAGACTCTCCCGCATAGCATTCTAAACACGTTGCGCCGTGTATAAATAGCCAGTTAGGGCGCAAGCGTCCCGGCTCTGCCGGGGGTCTGGAAAGTGTAGGCTTTCAAACCTGCACCACAGAAAGAACCGCATACAATAGCAAAATGCACAAATAGGAGGTTATACCATGAATAAAATACAGATAGGCGGTTATATCCGCATTACTAAGAAGGAAGCCGCCCGCCGCTATAATGCGGGTGAGGTCATCCGCTTGACGGCTTGCAAGCTGTCTCCGGTTTCCCCGTGGGGTTGCCACTCAGACGCACAACGGGAAAGCTACACGCAAGTTAGCGGGGACGGGTTCAATACTACCGTAGCCCGCAACCGTGAGTTTGAAACCGTGGTGAACGCTTTCACCTATTACAACTGCACCAACGAAACGGGCAGATACCCGGCATACTGGAAGAAAGAAGCATAAAAGAAGCCCCGCCGCCG